TTGTCGGAGATTTCCTACGCAACGCATCCATGCGTTTCGGTATCTGTCTGTCACTCTGGTCTAAATCAGAATGGGATGACAATAAATCAGTAGCGGGGAAGCCACAAGCAGGCAAGGCTGTGGCTTCCACCGTGACTGACGAGAACTCACCACTAACCAAAACACAGGTCAAACAGTTCGTCGAAGCCTGCGAGAAAGCAGGGTTGACACCTAGCGCAGTCGCAGAAAAAGCAGGCTTGAACTGGGCTGGACAAATCCTACAAAAAGATTTATCAACGTTACGCACAGCGTTCACCGAAATGAAAGGCGTAACCAATGGCTAACCACAGAACAGTAGACCCAACAGGCAAGACACGTTCAACAGCAATCATCGCTTTGCGTCTCACATCCGAACAAATGGATGTAGTCAAAAAGTTATGTAAAGAACGTGGCGTTAATCGAAGTGCACTATTCCGCCAACTGTTAGCAGAGGAGACGGCACGTGTCAAAGGAACGCGCTAAAGGAACCAGTTTCGAAACGTTCGTAGTGAACTTCCTGAAACAATTTTACCCACTCGTGGAACGTCGCACGCTACACGGAGTGAACGACAAAGGTGACATCGCAGGCACAGACCCACGCCTCGTATGGGAATGCAAGAACCAAAAGATTCTCAACTTCTCAACATGGTTACATGAGGCTGAAACAGAACGTGTCAATGCTGGTGCAGAACTTGGGATAGTTGTGGCGAAACGTCGAGGCTACGGCAACCCATCAGACCAGTATGCGGTCTTAAGACTAGAAGACCTATTAACAATCTTAAAGAAAGCAGGATATTAGTGGAAGACATAGCACGAGAACTGTACGAATGTTTAATGGAACGCATCTACGGTTTGAATCAAGCACCAGCGAAACTTGGTGCGTCTCCGCGTGAACGTTCAGCGATGGATGCTTTCTTGAACCGTGGCTACGAGACAGTAGCAACCAATGATTGAACGCACCGAAGGATACCAACCGTCGCACGACATCAACCCGCATGACTTCAAAAAAGATTTAGCGTTCGGACATCAAGGCGAAGAGATTGTTACACAGTTTCTTTCCGACTTGAGCGACGGAGCGTTCGAAGTAAAGTATGACAGATTCCGTAACGGAAGAATTTTTGTAGAGTTCGAACAGAACCCACGAAACGCAGGCTGGAAGCCATCTGGTATAGCGGTCACTACAGCGAAATGGTGGGTGTACATGTTTGCACCCAACGCTTTCTGTATAATAGAACTCGGCAGACTTAAACGATATCTAAAAGCAAACAAAGAGAAACTACAAATCAAAGTCGCCGCCCCCAACTCGGACAATCCAGCGAAAGGATTCCTCATATACCCACAACAGGTAAACGAGTTGATGACCATAGCCACCTACGACTAGAGGATTAATGATTAAACATATACTTGCCACCGTGACAGGGTTACTGTTCTTGGGGGGGACTATCTCCGAAGCGAAAGCCCCACCACCTAAACCGATTACCGCAATGCAAGCAGTTGAACATCAAGTAAGGGAAGCGTCACCTGTGTTACCGATACCAGCCGAAGCACTCCACCCAGAATGGTGGGGGTTGGCACGGGAAGTAGGTTGGGCAGAAGACCAGATGCTCACCCTCGACTATGTGATTCATCGTGAATCACGAGGACAAACAGAGGCGTTCAACAAATCTGACCCTAACGGCGGAAGTATTTGCCTGCTCCAAATCAACAAGTTCTGGGTTAAATATCTACGCCAACACAACATCATCAAACAAGCAGAAGACTTGTATGACCCACGCACCTGTCTTACGGCAGGGCTAACCATCTACCGTTACGGTATCGACCGCCACGGCTGGGGTTGGGGACCGTGGGCTATCAAACAACCCTGATATAGTGGTGTCATGAAGGGAAATAAAGGAACCCGATGGTTTTGTGACCGTTGCGATATGACCTTGACCACATGGGTTCGTGTGTCTGAACCCCCGTTGCATTTGTGCGACAACAAACTCTCTAATAAAAGAGAACCAGTAATACAACCTATGAAAGAGGTATCTAAATGAATACGATAACGATAGTTGGCAACGTCGGCAAACCTGTGGAATTAAAGTTCTCGCAGGGTGGTATGGCTGTAGGAACATTTACTGTTGCTACAACTAGCGGTAAGGATGATAAGAAGGTTACGGTTTGGCATAACGTGACTGTGTTTGGTCAGATGGCAGAGTACACAGCGTCATCGTTGGAGAAAGGTAGCCGTGTAATTGTTGTCGGCAAACTCGACATCTCCTCATATGAGAAAGACGGACAGAAGAAATACACTACGAAAATTTTGGCTGACGAAATCGGTTTGACTTGCCGTTTCAACCCTGTCATGCAAGACAAAACCACACAAGTGGTAGCGAATGTTAAGAAAGATTTCGGGAACATCGGATTCTTAGAACAAGAAGAAGCGTTCTAGTGGACATAATGGAATTAGATTTCGACCAATGGTTAGAGATTGGTGTGCGTAGCGGATGGGTTTCCCCGCCTGTCTGCTACACACACGACGGTCTACCTACCTCGGTGACAGAAGACGCAGAGTTTGAAGACGGCTCAGACCCGTGTGTTCATATCATGCGCTGTTACGAAAGCCAAGCACACAAAGAAGCAATAGAGTTGAACTACTCGCCTGCGATATGGAGAAACGGTTTCACCGATGAAGAACTGTGACGGCGCAGAGATACTGTTAGAAGCACATTCGCTGATAACTGGCGACAGACAAAAACAGTACGCCCACCCGCTAGAAGATTACACACAAGCAAGAGATATCTTTGAAGGCATGACAGGAATAGCGCTCACAGTTGAGCAAGCCATCTTGTTTATGGTCGCAGTCAAACTGTCCCGTCTTAGGACAGCATTAGATGGTGACGGCTGGCATCATGACAGTATCGTGGACGCAGCAGGATATCTTGGATGTCTTGCTATGGTTGAACATAAAAGGAGACAAAAATGAGAGCGACACTTTGTTCATGTTTGCCTAACCGATTGTTGCCAGTTAAGCCTGTTTGCGGAGATAAGTTAGATGATTCAGAAGAAGACTGAAGAAATCATTAAAGGGTTACAAGAAGAAGTGGCACGCCTCACAGCGTTGATAGAGCAACTGAAGTCTGAAATTCATACAGCAAATTTGGAAAGGTTTAGGCGTGATTGACTTGAAACATTTGGAATGGTACGACGACGCAAGATGTCGCGGTATGAAGACAAGTATCTTCTTCCCTGAAACTTCTGTCGGTGTATCCACCGCAGGTATTTACGATGAAGCAATCAAGGTGTGCAAGTTGTGTCCAGTTGCAGATAAATGTTTGGCTTATGCTATGGAATGCGAAACGAATGATGTCCGTAGGTACGGTGTGTGGGGTGGGAAGACGCCTCGTGAACGTGAGTACCGTAAGTATGGTGGTACGGGTGGCGGTAAGTTAATTGGACTTGCCCCGCTACAACGCTAGGGAAGGGGATACCTGCGGAGCAGGGCAAATCCAAACTTTAGTGTAACAGACTTCTGACTAGTTGTATCTGGTAGTTGTGTTTGTGGTCAAGAGCGCAAGCGTCGGTGTCTCTGCGTGCCTGATACTCGGTCATATATTGGTATGCGAGGTGCTGGCGTTTAGTCCACCGTTCGTTTGTGCCGTGTCCTGACCCTCGCCAGTAGGCGACAGGCTGGTTGCCTGCCATCTTCACGACGATGAAGTGGTGTGACGGTTCTATGTAGGTTGGTTCATGCTTGCGTGGTAGAAGTCGCTGTTTGATTTCTAACAGGATTTCTACCGACGGGCGTGTTGATATGAACTTGATAATTTTGTGGGTCATTGCTATCTTTCGGGTAAATTGCACGCATTAGGAGCGCATTAGAGCGTCTCAAACGGGTGGGTTTGGTATGTGGGTGCGGTCAGTTTCGTCGTCTATCTCGGAGATTTTGTAGTCCTCAAAGTCTTCTACCGTGAAAGGTACTTCACGATTGTTTTGGTTGAGTTGGTTTACTGTTCGGACTATCTGCTCGTTCAGTTCGCATTCGTTCGGTGCGTACTGTCCGTCGCCGAGGTATCCCCACGAGAATGCGCCTGTCTCTATGTTGAGTGTCGCACCGTCGGGGAATACTGCTCGTTCGGTTTCTACATCGTGATACCAAAGTTCGTTCTCTGCGTCGTAAGTCAGGACGTAGTGGTGGACTGTTGGTTGCTTAATCATTGTGCTATCTCCTCTTCGTAAGGTAATACTTCGTTGGCTAAGTCAATCAAATTGTCTCCTATCCTGCTTGATTCAAGTTCGTAATTGCCTGTCTGAACAATTTCTTCCCATTGCTCATCGTTGATATCGCGGTTAAGTAAGTCCGCAAACCATTCTCTAGTCCAGTAAGCGATAATGATTTCTTCATCGGGTTTATGTTCTTTAAGATTGTCTATAAGTTCTTGAACTTTCATTGTGCTATCACCTTTCGTTTCGGCATACCGTTCATGTCGTACTGTCCAATCTCAACCCAGTTAGAGGTATCTGTCTCCAGATATCCGTCTGAGTCCACCGTCTGCGGATAAGCGACCGCGTAAATGGTGCGGGGCTTCTGACCTACCGCATGAATGTTGATATCCCACTTGTCGTTATATGAATAGAACTCGTCAAAGCCTTCGTACGCTCTGTCGTGGGTGACAAGTGCGCTGAGGTAACCCTGCGTGAATGATTTCAACAGGGCTAGTTCTGTGTCGGTTATTGTTGGTGGTTTAGTTTCCATTGCTCCTCTTTCCAATCAAGATATTTCGGATAGTTACTGTCTAATTCTGTGGCGTCTAAGTCGTTAAACCTGCACCACATTTCGTATGTCATTGCTTTAGTTTTCAGTTTCATTATTCCCTTTCATTAGTTGCTGATATGAATTTCAAAACTGTCTTTACTCATGTACGGAAACACATTGCTTGCTTCTATCTCTGCTTGCTTTTCATCTTCTGCTTCAACCATGACCGCGCCAATAATCGTCACAAGAAACTCCTTGTCGCCGTCTTCGGTTCTGTCGGGGCAGAAGATATCTTGGTGCGGGCTTGGCGCTCCATTCTTGTATAGATTCCACGCTTCAAACAACGACGGGTTATTGTCGCCGTCCCATAGTGTTATGTCGTCGTATTCAAAGTCTCGCGCCGAATACCAGCCACCTAAGAATTCTTGGGTGATGCGTTTGACTGCTTCGTCTTCGTTGTTTGCGTGTATCTTTTCAAGATTCCAAACTGATACCCAGTATTTATTCATTGCTGTTTCCCTTCGTTGTTGTGTTGTGTCGGTATTGCTACCTTGTGGGTGTCGGGGACTTGAACCCCGATGTCTGCCAGCCACCCGATTGCTTACCTGTTAAGCGCAGTTTGTTAACTGCGAGAGCAGGTCAGCAACTTCAAACAACCAATCAGATTGACGATTGCTAAAAACACCAGAACTTGCTTTAGTCCTTAGAATGTTTTCTAAAGATTCGGCAAGTGCTTTTGTCTCTTCGTCAATTCGCACCTGTTCACTTGATTTAGTTTTCATATTCACCCCCGTTCCCCTTTCGTAACTTGTAGATACAAGTGTATCACACTTAGTTATCCTTGTCAAGTACAATCTTTGTGAAATATGTCACACCCCTAAACCCAATACCTGTACGCTTGTGAACAGATTCACAATGTTAGGCTCACCTAACACGAACACCTGTTCGCTTAACTCTTTCGTGCTGTCGGGTGATTCGCTTTGCTTTGCTCCCTTTGCGCCTGCTTCCAACTGCTAACCGCAAACGGGGCAACCCACAGCAAACATATCGCAATAAAAATAGTTACCTTCGCTGTCTCACTCTTCATGATTCACCCCCTCGCCTTCTCTCACTCGCTCATCATGGCATCGCTCACAAAAGTATGAGCCGTCTATCGGGTCACAATAAACCTCGTAACGGTATTGTGCACAGTCGTAACATTTGCGTAGAACATTCATTGTGGATAATCTCATTATAAAAATTCTCCGTCTTGCTCTACGGTGATATCCCAAGCACCTATCTTTTCGGTATCTATCCCGTGTTCGTTGAGCAGTTGCTGTTGTGCGTACCGTTCGGCGTGTTCGTCGTCGGGTGCTTGCACACTAGTAAGTAGTGTGAAGTGGTCGCCTGTGAACTTTACTGTGTAAAGGTATTCTGTTTGTGTTCTGCTCATTGTTTATTCTCCGCTTCTTTAGACTTTTCATATCTGAGTGTGAGCATTAACTGATAGTATTTGTTTAGTTCTTTTGTATTTTTAGGTTCGGGGAATCCTGCTTCCGCTAGTTCCCTTCTAATTGTCTGCTCAATAATACTCATTGCGCTGTCTCCCGTTCTGCTAGTTGTTTATAT